ATATCAAATAAAGAAAGGCACACCGAAAAGGTGTGAGGGTGATTATTATGAGAGCGAAAGCATTTAGAGTATATGGGAAAGAGGGTCACAGATTTAGAGGAAGTTTCTTTGAAACGCGTAGTTTGTTATTAAGCGGTGTTCCATCTGTTATAATGGATGTTATAAATTCAGATATAACAGGAACAAATGAATATTCAATTTTAAAATTTACGTGTGTGTTTGGCGAATCGCCAAATGAAGCATTTGAGCATATGGCAGAGGTGCAGGCTTACGAAGGCATTTTTGAGTGCTGTACAATTGGAGACATCGTAGAAGTGCCTTTATACGACATAAAAATCAGATGTGGGGGATTCACAACGTTTTTGAACAATTTGACAATCGAGGAAGTTTCAAAAATTTGTAAAACATACAATGAAAAAGGCTTATTTTTCTTTTTCTCGATTCATAGACATTAAAAAATTGTGCAACTTGCACAATGAACAGTACAAAACATTGTGCAAGTTGACTATTGTAAAATCAAAATACTATGATATAATGGTATCAGAGTTAAGGAAAGAGAGGAAAAACATCATGAAAGGAAGAGGGTTCACCACTTCAATTATAACTGAGTGGAATGAGTGGGTACACTCCATTGTTCAAGAGTTGGCAACGGAATTGGGCAATAGATATTTATTGTTGCATACTTTCGACCCAGAAACGATGGAGGAAAGAATTATAGCAAAACAAAAAGATTATGCTGTCGAGTATTCAATACCCATCACAAGGTACGTTGAAGATTTCAAGAAAAACAAGGACAAAGAAAAAGAAAAAATTATTTCTTTCTTTGTGCAAGCCGTCAAAGGTTTTTAACCGTGGTTCGAATCCACGTGGACGGCTTTACCGTTACTATGTGACGGTTTGCCAGTAACAGAAACAAACAAAAAAGGAGGAAAAAACAAATGGCAAGAAAACAGAAAATCACACGAGACGTGACTAGCACAGAGGTTGAAGTCATGTTGTGCGATACTTCAATCGGTGATATTCGTTTTGAATACGATACCATCGTGGGAAAGACAACCGAAAAAAGGGCTAAAAAGAAAGCCAAAGAACAGTACGAGAAAGACAACGTAGTTGTGGTTAAAGTAACACTTACAGAAAAACACGACAAATATTCTATGGATTTAGAAACGTTTGTTAAAAATGCCGAAATTGTAGGCGTAGAAACCGTAAGCCCCAGCAGAAACAGAAAATGAATAAAAAAATGGAGGTAATTTATTATGAAAATCGTAAATGAAAGTAGAGATTTTGACAAAGTGGACAAGTATTTGATGACAGCAGGCAAGGGCGCTGTGTCTATGAAAGATGTTGAAGATGGTACTTCTATCCCTGTAGCAGGTTATCTTGAATTCGTTGACGAAAAGGACGACGGAACAGAAACCGAAATTCTTGCTATCATCACAGAAAGCAGGGGGCAAGTATACAGCACGCAAAGCAAGACTTTCAAGCGCTCACTAATGGAGATTCTTGAAGTTATGGGCGAAGAGCCTTTTGCCATTAAAAAAATTAGTGGTATCACAAAGGCTGGGAGGCCGTACGTCGACTGCGAACTTGACACGGATTCTGTAAAGACAGAAAAGCCGAAGAAAAAATAAAAATGTTTCACGTGAAACATTTACATAAGGGCGGACACACTCCGCCCTTATAATATTCTCAAAAAGGGGGAAAACCCGTGACAAAAAAAGAAGAGTTGAGAATAGAATATTTTAGACAAAGAAAAAGAATACAAGGAACTAAAAGAAGATACAAAAAACAAGGTTTCGAAGTAGATTTTGAACTACCAAAAATTCCAAAAAACATAACACAGGCAAGTATAAATAAACTTGAAAAAATTAAGCCGAAACAAATACAAGAAAAAACTATATACGTAGAACCATTGACAGGCGAAGAACTTTCATATTTTCGCGGTAAAAAAGTGATAAAAGAAAGGAAATCAGAGCAAACACAGGCGTACGTTAAAACAGCACAATATGAATACGAAACTTTAAAAGCACGCGACAACTTAAAAGATGAATACATAGTGGCAAAAAAAGAAGAATACTTACAAACGTTTGATTTTAGTGAACACGTAATAGACGCATTTAGGTCTATGATTGCACTTTTTCCAAAAATGGCAGAACCCTATTTGACTAAATGGCTGGATATGGCTATCGAACAATTCGGAAAAGAAGTTGTTGCGGACGGCTTGGCAAAAGCAATAAATGAGGGAAACATGCTAACAAGAAAAACTGCATATTCAGAAACAGAATTAGCCAATTATACCGAGCGACTTTTTAAGTTTTTTAACGTCGGAAATTTTGAGCGTGAAGAATTCGAAACCACTTTCGAAGAATCAAAAAATTACATTGACTACGACTAAAAATAGGGTGGGAGATTAAAAAAGGAGGGAAAATAATGAAAAGATTTCATTTTGAAAAAACTTTTGCCGCCGACTTTGAAACAACAGTATATGACGGGCAAAAAGATACAGAGGTGTGGAGTTCGGCACTTGTTGAATTAGGCACAGAAAATGTAATTATACACACAAGCATTGAACAGTCGTTTTATTTTTTACAAGCACAAAAAGGGGATGTACTTTTATGGTATCACAACCTTAAATTTGACGGCTCATTTTGGTTGGATTTTTTGTTGCGCGATTTAGAAATGGAGCAGGCTATGATAAATGACGTTTGGATTGCTGACGAATACATGAAGAATAAAACTTTCAAATATATGATATCAGATAAGGGGCAATGGTATAGTATCACTATTAAAGTTAACGACCACTATATAGTAATACGTGATTCCGTAAAGTTGTTTCCGTTTTCACTGGCAGAACTCGGAAAAGCATTTAAAACGAAGCACCAAAAATTGAATATGGAATATAAAGGAATACGTCACAAAAACGGCGTTATAAAAGACGACGAAAAAGAATATATAAAAAATGACGTTTTAGTGTTGAAAGAAGCCCTTGAGTTTATGCTGGAAAACGGACACGAAAAAAGTACCATAGGAAGTAATTGTTTGTCTGAATTTAAGAAAGGTTTTGACGCACAAGACTATAAATTATTTTTCCCACAGTTGGAAGAAATTCCCATTTCCATTGAATACGGTGCGGAAAACGCGGACAAATACATCCGTCATTCCTATCGTGGTGGGTGGTGCTACCTTGTAGAAGAAAAAGCAAATAAACTTTTTGAAAACGGACTAACCGCAGACGTTAACAGCCTATATCCGTCGATGATGTCATCAGAAAGCGGAAACTCATATCCTATTGGCAACCCTTATTTCTGGCGCGGAAATTTTTTACATGAGAAAACAGAACAAGATAATACTTATTACTTTGTCAGATTCAAATGCAGATTCGAATTGAAAGAGGGTTATTTGCCATTTATTCAAATAAAAAATAACCCCTTATATGAGCCTACTAAAATGTTGCGAACTTCTGATTTTTACGATAAAAAAACAGACACATATTATAGATATTTGAATATTGCTGGAAAAAAGACGGAGTGTGTTGTCGAAATGACGTTAACTAAAACTGACTTTATTCTATTTAAAGAACACTACAATATTTACGATTTAGAAATACTCGACGGCGTTTGGTTTTACACTGCCATTGGAATATTTGACGATTATATTAACAAATACAAAAAGCAAAAAATGGAAAGCGTCGGCGCGTTGCGCACACTAGCAAAACTTTTCTTAAATAATTTATACGGCAAAGAAGCAACTAACGACGATTCTTCTTTCAAAGTTGCGTACTTAAACGATAATGCCGAATTGAAATTTAGAAATGTAGAAGAACACGAAAAGAAATGCGGGTATATTGCTATCGGTTCGGCTATCACATCATACGCTCGCGAGTTCACTATTCGAACGGCACAAAAGAACTACCACGGCTTGAATAAAAGAGGTTTTATATACGCAGACACGGATAGCATACATTGTGACCTTAAGCCCGAAGAACTTATAGACGTACCTGTACATCCCACAGATTTCTGTCATTGGGCACTTGAAAGTACGTGGGATAAAGGGATTTTCGTTAGGCAAAAAACCTATCTTGAGCATATAACCGAGCAGGACTTGAAGCCGTGTGAGCCTTATATAAATGTTACGTGTGCTGGAATGCCGAAAAAATGCAAGGATTTATTTATCAAGTCTATAGAGGGTTACAAACCAAAAACCGAAGATAAATACACGAAAGAAGAATTGCATTTTTTGGAAACAAAAAGAACAATAGAAGATTTTAAAGTGGGTCTTGAAGTCCCGGGAAAACTTGTACCAAAGCGAATAAAAGGGGGCGTCATTTTATGTGACACAACGTACCAAATACGCTAAAAATTTATTTTCGGAATTTCTTTAAAATTGTGAAAATAAAATGGATAAAGAAGTAATGTAGACGTACTACTTGTCTGTTGTGTAAATACAAGCACGAGTGCTTGCAGAATTTAATTGAATAAAATGTTTCACGTGTAACATAAAAAAGAAAGAGGGGCAAACGCCCCTCTTATTTATATCTTGACTTTCGGAAATTTGAGAGCGGAAAGCAAACCCGACTAACAATATCAGCAGTATCTTTCAACCGTGCTTTTCTGATTTGTTCAAACAAATAAAGCCGAAAGGGATATACAATTTTAAAATGAAAGCAAATTCATTGTTGCATTTTTGCTTTCCAAATTTGAAAAACGAAAACAACCGTTTTCAAAAAAATACCTAAAATTTTGTAGCATAAATTCGTTGTTTTTTAGCATAACAAAATTGATTCGATGGTCTGCCGTCGTCGCACTGATTCGAAGCGGAAAACTTTTATCAACACGCGTGTCGACGTATATTATACCATCCTCCATATATTCACGAATAGCATATGAATTTTTTTCAAAAACAAAAGTACAAAGGTATTTTCCTTTTCCTTTCGGCTTCTCAATGAAAGCCGTGTTATCGTTTAAGTAGGTATTTTCGCTAGCGTATTTAGCATATTCCGACCCAGCGAAAGCACGGTTGAAAGCACTTTCATTTTGTGCACGACTTGCCGAATCAATAAATCCGCTTTCTAAAATATACCCGTCACCGCGCAGAAATTTTGTATCTGATTTTAAACGCGTAGAAATTCCTAACGCTGTATAATAAGGGTTTAGAAGTGTAACAGCATTTCCTAACAGAATTACAGGAACATAGCGGACTTGCTTTCCTTGCCCCCTTGCTATTGACGTATGAATTGATTGGAATTTTTGCAATTCATTTGGTACGTACTTATTTGTTTCGCTTTGAAATTCATCCAATAAACACGTTACTACATCACTAAAAAAGTGACTATATTTTTTGATATTTTCCGCGCCGTTTATGGCGACAGCATATCCGCAAGGCTTGTCATTTAAAAACAATTCTTTGAAAGCCCCCTTGCAACGGCTTTTATCGGTCATGTTATAATTTGGAAAAAATAAGCCTTGTATATCTTTAAAGAATTTTTCCGAAACGTCAGAAAGTTCGTAAGAATATCGGTAAAGCAGGCAGAATTTTTCACCATATTTTAAAAACCGATTGACTAAATATCTTGAAAACCATGTGGTTTTTCCGCCAGTTCGGTTCGTTGTGACAAGGTATAACTCGGGTTTATTTCCGTTTACATCCATTTTTGACAAAATTTTTGTGCCGTCATAATACATTTTTACCACCTCTTTCATTAAGAGTGTAACATATTTTTGACTTTTTGTCAATTATTTTTGAAATTTTGTAAATTTTACTTGACACAAAGTCAAAGATATGATACATTATAAGAAAAGGAGGTGCAGAAAAAATGGCTGTACTTGACAGAGACGAATACCTTAAAAGACTTGGTTCTATCATTACAGGAGATACGGACGAGGATTTAAAGAACATTGAAGATTTTACAGACACATTCGAAGACTTGTTAGGAAAGACGGACACTGAAAACTGGAAACAGAAGTACGAAGATAACGACGCAGAATGGCGGAAGAAATACAAAGATCGATTTTTCGAAGCCATCGACGAAACAAAAGTAAAAGAAATTGACACGCCCGAAGAGAATACGGACGAGTTAGAATCAGAATCCGAAGAAGTCAAGGAATACGACGACTTATTCGAAGAAAAGGAGGATTAAAAAATGGCTACAAAACCGAAAGCGGTCAATTTAACCGCTACAACGCAGGATATTTTGAATACAGTGCGGAGCAATTCCAGCGCAGAGTACCAGAATTTAGTGCCAAAAGCAGACGGCACTTTACAGAATTTACGGTCAATCGGCGCAATTCTTATGGATACGCCAGCATTGAAGAATGAATTTTTAAGCGCGCTTTTTAACAGAATCGGAAAGGTTATTATTACGTCAAAAATGTATGACAATCCTTGGGCGTTCTTTAAAAAAGGCATGCTTGAATACGGCGAGACCATCGAAGAGATTTTTGTAAACATAGCAGAACCACATGTTTTCGACCAGCAAAAATCCGAAAGCGAAGTTTTTAAACGCGAAATGCCCGACGTTAAAAGTGCTTTTCATGTTCTGAATTATCAGACTTTCTACAAGCAGACAACTAGTGATTATCAGTTAAAGCAGGCTTTTCTAACTTACGAGGGAATCACAGATTTGATTTACCGAATTATCGACGCGATGACAACGTCGTCAAATTATGACGAATTTCTTGTTATGAAATATTTGCTTGCACGTAGAATCCTGGATGGGGATTTGAAATCTGTGCAGATTCCGACGGTACAGACGTCTAATTTAAAAGAAATTGTGGGAGATGTCAAAGGCGTATCGAATGACATGGAGTTTTTAAATAAAGACTACAACTCCGCAGGCGTTTATACTCATAACGTGAAAGACGAGCAGTATTTGCTTGTCAACACAAAATTCGACGCAACGATTGATGTAGAAGTTTTGGCAAGTGCGTTTAACATGGATAAGGCTTCATTCATGGGTCATAAGGTACTGGTAGATTCTTTCGGGAAATTGGACAAGGTGCGCCTTGCAAAGATTTTTGAGAAAGATGAAACTTACACAGAAATCAGCGACGAGGATTTGAAGAAATTGGACGCTATTCCATGTGTTTTAGTGTCGCGTGAGTGGTTTATGATTTTTGACGTATTGCAGGAATTCAACGAACAGTACAACGGCGAGGGTCTTTATTGGAATCATTGGCTTCATTCTTGGAAGGTGGTATCATCTTCGCCATTTGCACAAAATGCACTTTTTGTCGCTGGAGAAATCAAAGTGGACTCCGTTACTGTGTCGCCGTCGACCGCAACACTCAACGGCGTAGGCTCTTCGATTCAGTTAACGGCTACTATTGTCACAGAAAACTTTGCACCGAAAGGTGTGTTATGGACATCCGACAACGATAAAGTCGAAGTAACAGAAAGCGGAAAAGTAACGGTACTTGCAGGTGCAGAAAGCGGAGAGGTGCACGTAACGGCGACAAGTGCCTACGACGACACTAAAACAGGTACTTGTACTATTACTGTTACAGTTTAAAAATGTTTCACGTGAAACATTGACAAAATAACGGAGGTGATAACATGAGTTTAATAGAACCTAATTCAAAGATTTTTCTTATTAAAAATCTACCCTTGAATAACGCATACAAACATACAATTTATTTTAGTGATAAATCAGCGCAGGCGGTTTACTTCAAAAGTAAGGTTTTTAAAGAATTTGAAGCGCAGTCCTACCAACGAGTAAATTCTGGAAAGTTAAGACTTGGAGTTAAGGCAGACGACATTTATAACGCGTCATATTTAATGTTTCAAAATACAGACTTTGGAAATAAATGGTTCTATGCTTTTATCACTTCCGTTAATTATGTTAATAATGCGGTTTCAGAAATAACATATGAATTAGACGTGATACAATCATACTACTTTGATTTTACGTTAAAAAAATGTCTAGTTGAAAGGGAGCACACAGCCACAGATGAACTATTCGAGCATTTAGTACCAGAGCCTTTTAAACCGAGCGAATACCGAATGAATCAAATTCAAATTGCAGGAAGCGGAGAGGATTTATTTAGTATAGGGGGCTACATTCTTGCTACGATGTATAACACAGTAAACCCAGCAGAGGGAGGAAAGCGTGCTAGCGGTGGCAAATTCAACGGAATTTTTTATCCCTGTGATATGCTTTTCTTTCCAGTAGGAGAAGAAAACGCGCTTTCGCTTATGATTAAAGGTATCAATGCTGGTTTACCAGATTCAATTTTATACCTAACGACTGTACCAAAAATTGTAAGTAATAATTTGACAACCACAACAAACACACGAAGAATCAGTACCACAGAATACAGCACTTTCGCAAATATCAATATACAACCGTCTCACACTAATATAGATGGCTACACACCAAAGAATAAAAAGTGTTTTAATTATCCCTACCATTATTTGGTAGCGAGCAATTCGGCAGGTGGTGGCTCTGAATATCGGTTCGAAGATTTTCAAAACAGCACAAACATAGAGTTTTCTTGCTACTCGGACATTTCAGAAAACACAACGATACAAATAAGTCCTAATAACTATAAATCTGTGGTACGTGGTTTGGACTATGGATTTGTCGGACAGACATATCCAACACAGCCATATAGCACGAATCAAGACGCGTATTTTAAACAGCAGGAAATGAATTTGAGAAACCAAAACACCATAAATATAGTAAACGGTGCTATCGGTACTAGTATTTCAATCCTTGGCGGTGGCGTGTCAGCATTAGGTGGTGCAGAAAAAGCCGAAAAAGAGGACGCTAATCTTTCATATGGTGACTTGGTTGGCTCTATCGGCTCAACCGCTAATTTTGTTTCTTCTGTAAAAACAATGGAAGAAGCAGAGGACAACATGAAAAAAATGCACTCACTCGTACCCCCGCGTGTTAGTGGCGTCGGTGGTGCTAGTAGTATCGCGGTTTTGAACCAACAAATAGCACCAAAATTCTACACAAAAAATTGCCAGCGTGACGAAATAAAAGCAATAGACGACTTTTTTACAATTTACGGATACAAAGTAAATGAATTAAAGACCCCGAGCGGTCACGGTGTTAACGGTTCAACCTTTAATCGACCATCTTACAATTATGTTAAAACACAAAATTGTGTTGCGGTTGGGGAAATGCCTGCAATTGTTAACGCAAAAATTTGTTCGATTTTTAACAACGGACTAACCTTTTGGAAAGACGGAAATTCCGTCGGAAATTATGGAGAAAATGGAGTGTGATTTTATGTACTACAAAAAGGCAAAGCAAATTTCTTTTTCAAAAAAGAAAAGAAATAAAAAAGACGTGAAATATATTGTCATTCATTTTACAGGAAATAAAAAAGATACAGCAAAAAACAACGTTGACTTTTTCGCTAAAAATAACACACGAGAAGCAGGAGCACATTTCTTTGTATCGGCAAACGGAGAGTATGCAAAATCAATACCCATGAACCGAAGTGCGTGGGCGGTTGGTGGTGTTTTTGATAAAAATGCGAAGTACCTTAATAAATGCACCAATTTCAACAGCGTTTCTATTGAATTGTGCGACGCGGTTGACGGTTGGACGGTTGGACACGTGACAGGAACGAAAAAAATAATTAAGTACATCCGCAAGTACTGTCCGAACGCAAAAACAATCATATGTCATCACGATGTTAACGGCAAAAATTGCCCGAACTGGTGGAAGAGATTTCACAGTTTTAAAAAATTATTGGAGGTAAAATAAAATGATGAATGATGTTTTGACAGCAATTTCAACTGTGGGTTTTCCCGCTGTTATGTGTGGGGCGTTGTGCTACTATATTTATAAAGTGCAGACGCCACTAATTGAAGCAATAAACAAGAACTCAGAAGCCATAACAAAAATGGCGAGTGCATTGGAGGTGGAAAAGCATGGGGAGACGGAAAACACCGAATCAAAGGAATAGAAATTTTTTAGAATCTGCAAAATTGAATAACATAACATTTCAATATTACTTGGATTTATTACAGCAATTGGCAATTTCACGATTCGAATGGAAAAATTTACCTAAAACCGTAGACGAAAGGTACCTTGAATTGACGTTATTTTTTGACGGTTTTGCTGTTTTTTTTGAAGACGAGGTGCTCGGGTCTCTTGCTTTGAAAGCAATGATAAACGGTCGCTATAATCTGTATGATATTCCGATTAGACGTATAGCCTACGCCAATAACGGCTATCGAAGAAATTTAAATAGCAAAAATTCCGTTGTTCTATTTAATAACATGATACACACACCAGCTTACGACACAGTGTTGTTATTTGCACGGCGTCTTGCTAATTTAGACCGAATTATTGACGTAAATTGTAACACACAAAAAACGCCAGTTTTAATTGAATGTGACGAAAACGAAAGGCTTACAATGCAGAATGCTTATCAGCAATTTGACGGAAATGCACCAGTTATATACGGAAAAAAAGGTATAAAAGACGGGTTGACCGTGCTAAAAACGGACGCTCCTTACACCGCTGATAAACTGTACGAGTTGAAGTCTAAAATTTTTAATGAAGCATTGACCTACTTAGGTATTGTCAATGTAAACGAAAACAAACGCGAAAGAATGATAACGGATGAAGTTGTGCGGTCTATGGGTGGGGCAATGATGATGAGAGAAAGTGTGCTTACAGCAAGAAAACAGGCATGCGAACAAATAAATGATATGTTTGAGCTAAACGTATCCGTAGATTTTAAGGACGGAGGTGTGCAAAATGTCAACTTATACAGTGGAGGTACGCAGGATATGCCAGTCAATAGCGGAACAGAACAAAATTCAAGTGTTTGATGATGTGGAGCGACTTATTAGGGTTGCGTACCCTAAAATATTTGAGAGTCATATTCCTTTTTTTGACGAAAGTTACAAGGAAGTTTTACTGCCTAAAATCTTACGTCATTATTACACACGTGAAATAGGGTTGGAGACCGTTGGCCTTTGGAAATTGAAGTTGAACACAAAAATGGCGGAAATTATGCCATACTACAACCAGTTATACCAGTCAGAATTGTTAAAATTTGACCCGCTAAAAAACACACAATATTCGGTCAAAAGCAAGCGAACTTTTGACGGCAAAAACGTTCTTGACGGTTTACAAAAAACTGACACAAGTAGCAATACAGATTTTTCTGGACATAGAAAAACGGACAACACAGACACAGAAACAAATAGACTAGACCGAAACACAACCGCTACAACAGATTACAAACAAGACGAAAAAGAAAAATTCGGAAAAAATACGGAACATGTTTATGATTCGCAAAATCGACACGAATTTGGAGAAGAAAATACACAAAAATATGGAAAGACAGAAACACAAGCACACAATACAACCGATGAAACAACAATAAACACGTCTACCAGTTACGAGGGTAAAGAAAATACGAAAAATGTAGTTCCGAAAGAATTTGAAACCCTAACAAAATACAGCGATACACCACAAGGAACGATTGAAAATATAAAGGCTGGAAAATATTTGACAAATGTTACTGCAACAGTTACACCCGAAAGCGAATCCAATTCCATTAAAACTTTCGAAAATCGTGCAGACAAAAACACAGGAAGTACAGCACTTACAAAAACAGGAAATGATACAACCACGCTTGACGGTTCTGATGTGCTTATAAAAAGTGGAACAAATACAGAGACAAAAACTGGAGAAGATACAGACCGAGAAAGTGGAGAAAATGACAAAAACTTGACTTCAAATAACACAGAAAACACTTTCGAAACCAGCAACGACAATAGAAAGAATGTTTTAGACGGTAACGAAAATATAAAAAATGTTACGATTTTAACAAGCGACATTTTAGGAAAGACAGACAACACAACGAAGATAGATAATATTGACGATTATATAGAAAGTGTTTTCGGTAAACAAGGCACAGAAACCTATAGCGAAATGCTTATGAAATTCCGAAGTACATTCCTAAATATTGACATGCTGGTTATTGAAAACTTAGAAACCCTATTTATGGGGTTATGGTAGAATGGAGGTATAGTATGTATGGTTACGGTTGCGGTGGTTGGCTTCCGCCTATAGCACCGCTTACAATCCCTGGGATATATTCCGACACTTTATCGTATGAGGATAATCTCGCTCAAATAATGAAGAAAATAAACGAATTAGTTGAGCAAGTTAACAATCTTTATAACGGTGTAAACAATTACACCGATGAACAAATAAAAAAATTAAGGTTGGACATTGAAAAAGAAATTTCCGCACTTGAAAAAACATTACTCGCTTTTGTTTCAGATTTTGAAAAAGAAATTTCAAGACTTGAAAAAGAAACAGACAAAAAAGTACAGGATTTGTATGCTTACATTGACAGCGAAATTTTAAAAACAAATAACAAAATTAAGGAATTAAAAAATTATATTGATACACAGATTTTTAACGCAGAAAAACGACAAATAAAATATACAGATAATAAAGTAGGTGTTGAAAGCATAAAAAGAGAAGCACAGGACGAATTTTTGAACAACAAAATTGAAAACGTTGTGAAAGATTTTCCAAAAGTTTACAATGCTGTGTTAGGGGTCAAAAGTAACGTGCAAGACACTTTCAACTCTTTTTATGAATATCTCCGCGAGCTGGGTGTGCTTTCTATTTCATATGACAAAATGGAAATGACAGCGGAACAGTATGACAAAATGGAGTTAGAAGCACACGTTTTTGACGTGTACAGCGGTTTCATTTTTTCCGAAAGTTTAAGCAAAATCTTTTCGCCGTTTACTGGAAAAAAAGAAAACATGCCAAAAGTACTATATGAACTTATAGAGCGAGCACGCTGGAATGCTGACACGTCAAAATATTTTGACGAAAAAACAAGCACGGTACAGAATATGGATGCTTCAAATTACACCGCTAAAGAATACGAGTTTTTTAATATAAATTCAACAAAACAAGATGGTGACTTTAATTTAAAAAATCGTAGGTATATCAGCACTTCTACAGTTTGGAAAAAAGAAAATGAGAACACTACGCAGGGTGCAACAAATTCCGCATGGGAAACTTTAAACAATATTGGAAATTCCGATATCATTTCTTTCAGTTTGATAATTGGAAGAAAAGGAAAGAAAGAACAGATAAATATTGTTAACGACTTAACAACAGGAGAAGTAGAAGAATTTGACATAACAGACTTTACATGCAACAACGAAAAGCAAGTTGCCTATTCAAGGCGTGTTAAAATTGGACTTGCTGACAATGTCACAGATAATACTTTTAATTTTGGAGATTGTACAGCAAACTCACTATCTTACACAGATTTGAGCCATGAAAGTTATGTTGCAAATGACAATTTAGTAATATATGAATTACGTGTAAATTATTACGCAGATTCAATAAATAATTTATAAAATGGAGGTATAAAAAATTATGGATTTTAACGCAACAAATAGCACTCCTAACTATGGATTGCCTATTTTTATTGACACCGACAAGCCATCATGGCTTGTAGATTGGAACGGTGCAATGACGGAACTTGACACCGTTATCAAAGAAATTTCAACCAGCGAAGAATCAAACAAAAATTTGATTTCAACAGCGAACGCAAATATCGCAAAAATCAATAACACAATTGAAGAAATACAGGCATACAATACCGCTTTGACTGACCGCGTCGTTACTTTGGAGGGTAAAACAAATAAACTTGAAAGTATATACAACACGGTAATAAATGATTTGCAGGCACAAAATAGATTAGTGTTACAATTGCAGGAGGCTATAAACACTATAAACACCGAACTGGATAACCTTACAAAAAATGTTATCCCACCTATTGAAGGTGGACTGGATTCTTTAACAAAAATTGTAAATGCCAATAAAAACGCACAGGATATTATTAATCAGCAGACAACGCAAAAGTTGACAGAACTTTCAACAGAAGTTACGAACATTAAAACAAATGTTATCCCACCTATTGAGGGCGGTTTGAGTTCGTTAACAAAGATGGTAAACAAAAATACAAACGACATCCAGCAAAATTCAAGGGCGATTGAATTGACAACGTCAAGGCTTTCAAACTTGGAGCAGGATGTACAGCCGTTAAAAGCACGCTCTAACGTGGTGCATTGTTTGAATGAAAGTGGTATTCTTCCTACAACGGTTAAAGATTTGACCGAAGATTACACACTTAAAAATATTTCAGTAGTTGTATATGCCGATTATTCCCCTAGCAACATGCCAAAAATGTCATTAGCACCTGTTTTCATTTCCAACGAAACTAGTGCAAAAAGTTCAGGTACTTTCGGAGTTGAAACAAAAACAATTTTGACGCCTAATAACACAGCAGAATCTTATACGGTGGCTGTTAGTTATAGCGGTGTTGGAGATTCAAAAACGTTGAACGTATCAATTTCTGGAAATAATAAAGTTGCATTGCGTGCTTATACAGCGACGGCACAAGCGACTAAATAAGGAGGCTTTATATATGAGTGAAAAAAATATGAAAAGTGTTGTGGGCGTGCAGATTGGAAAGGTTAACGCCAGCAACGGCACAGATAATTATGGCCTGCCTATTTTTATTGCAACGGACAAACCAGCGTGGCTTTTAGATTGGAATGGTGCAATGGTGGCTATTGATTCGCTTTTAAAGCAAATTGACAGCAAAGCGAGCATTTCAGAAACAGAACTTGACGCACTTAAGGTACAGATTGAAAGTGCTAATAACGCGATAAGTGGTTTGCAGGAAAGCACGTCGTCACTTACTACTAACGTTGCAGGATTGACAACAGACGTAACGCAGGTAAAAAAAGACGTTGACGAAATGCAAGAAACCGTTGTACGGTTGTCGGAATCGGTTAAAACACTTGAAACAAAAGTTAACACAAATAGTAGCAATCTGACAAAAATGCATAATAATATTCTTACAAATGACAGTGGCAGAATGCACGTTGCCAACGTTGACGACGTCAACAGCAGATTGGTCGTAATAAATAATCTGAATCCAGAGGGTGCAGGATATGTATTGTTAAACATTAAAGGGAGCGGTGATTTCAGCCTTGGTACTACTTTGCTAACTTTAAATTTTAGTGACATTTTTAACAATGAAATTTTTACGACACAAATTCCTTACAGAGACAGCACTTACAATATAAGGTTTACAAAGTCACGTATACCCGACGGCGGTGGCAGGGGCGTTACTGTTTCAACTAAACAAACAAGCGAAACAACCTACCACGACACAAATGCCATTATCATTTCAAGTGATATCGCAACGTTAGTTTAATAAAAGAGGGGTGCTTGCCCCTCTTTTTTATTAGCGTAAAATGTTTTATTCAGAGCACATACCCTCTATCTGTTTCCTACCCAACAATTATAAATTTTTTCTCCTATGTATAACACGGTACTTGCACCACGCTGTTTTACTTCAAATTTTATTCCTTTTGCAAATACTACTTCATACACTCTATTGTCGTTTAATTCGACCCATACTCTTTTCCCACTCGAAAGCATTTCTCTTATAACTTTAATTTTATCCATTGTCATTTCACACATAATTTACACCCTCACACCTTTTCGGTGTGCCTTTCTTTATTTGATATATTTATTATACATCACATTTTTAAATTTTTCAAGTCGTAATATTGCACAAAAATATAGTACGTGAGTTGTGCAAATTGACGGTGCGTGAGACGTACCAAGCAATGGGGGAAGTGTGGTGCACCAAAGGTTCGCCGAAAGACCTGG